TGGCGTAGCAATTATGGATATTTTAGATTATACCTCAACAACTAAAGCAAAAACACTTAGAACATTAGCAGGATACAATGCAAACACAACTGATACAACTGGAAACAATATAAGTTTAACAAGCGGTTTATGGTTCAAGACACCTGAAGCAATTACTAGCATAGATATTATTTGCGATAACAGTCAATCTTTTATTGCAGGTTCAACCTTCGCCCTATACGGAATAAAGGACTGACATGTCATCAACTTATGAACCGATAGCGGCAGTTACACTTGGCTCATCTAATGCAAGTGTTTTGGTTATGTCCTCAATACCTGCAACCTATACAGACTTAATTTTAGTAACTACGGCTGGCACTTCAAGCGGTGCTAATGCCCTGTATATGCGCTTTAACAATGATTCAACTTCTATTTACTCTGCTACTTACCTTTATGGTGATGGCAGTTCAGCCGCTTCAGGTAGATTAACTGCCAGAGATGCGGCAGTCCTTGGGTATTTTGTAGAGCCTTCAACAGGTAACACCTTTAATTCTATTGCGCATATTCAAAACTATTCTAATACGACAACCTTTAAAACTGTGTTAAGTAGAGCAAATTCAACGGCTGGCACTTACCCAGGTGCAGAGGCTTCAGTCAGCCTTTATCGCAGCACTTCAGCCATTAACCGCATTGATGTTTTAGTTACTTCAAATACTTTGAACGCAGGATCAACCTTTACCCTTTATGGAATTAAGGCGGAATAATGGCTAATACATATACGCTTATTGATAAGGGCGAAGTTGGTTCAGGCGGTTCATCAGCCATTACTTTCACGTCAATACCTTCAACTTACACAGACCTCAAACTGGTATTTACTGGCAGAATAACTGCAAACTCAGGCATTGATGCAACTGCATTAAACATGAAAATAAACAATGTAAGCACTAATAGATCATGGCGAAATGTTGAAGCCTATGGAACAAGTTCTAGTGTATTTTCATTCAACAATACAAACGATCAAATTGCAGCGATTGGTGGCGGATCAGGTCAAACCGCTAATACGTTTTGCAATATGGAGATTTATTTTCCAAATTATGCCAGCGCAAACTACAAATCATATTCAGTAGATTTTGTTAATGAGGATAACTCAACAACAAGAGAACTAATCCTGCATGCTGGTTTATGGTCATCAACTTCAGCCATTAATGAGTTGTCCATTTATTCATCAGGACAAACACTTGCCCAATATTCAACCGCTTACCTATACGGCATCTCAAACTCATAAAGGAGAAAACATGACAAAACCAACTAAACTAATCATCAACTGCGAAACTAAAGAGCAGATTGAGGTTGAACTAACTAATGAGGAAATTGCACAGTTAGAGGCAGACCGAGCAAAGGCAGAAGCAGACAAGGCACAAGCTGACGCTGACGCTGCTACTAAGGCTGAGGCTAAGGCTGATCTATTAGCCAAGTTAGGCATCACAGCTGAGGAAGCTGCTTTACTACTTTCCTAATGAAGCCATGGTTGTCCAAGAGCGCAGTACAGCTGCGTGAACAGATAGATGATTCTTACCCAAGTCGTGGCAGGCGCAGCGACGGGTGGGTGGCTGATCTGCGTCATCAACAGGCAGGTAAGTCAGACCATATACCTGACCCGAAGTCCAACGGCGTCGTTAGAGCTATTGACATTGACGCTAGCCTTTCTGACAACAAAGGGGATTCAGCATATCTGGCAGATCAGCTTAGACTCTACGGGAAAAATCATGGACGCATATCTTATGTAATTCACTTAGGTCGTATTGCTAGCCCTGTACTGGGTTGGCGTTGGCGTAAGTACAAAGGGTTCAATCCGCACAATCACCATATTCACACCAGTTTTGCAAAGGCTTCCGATAATGACAGTACTTTTTTTGACATACCACTACTAGGGGGCAAAATATGAAATCTAAACATTGGGCAATGATTAACAGCTATGGACGCTCAGCCTTTGTTTGTCTAGCCACAATCTATGTAACACAACCTGACCTTGCACCTTCAGAGTTATGGAAAGCCTTTGCTGTTGCTTTTATTGCACCTTTACTGCGTGCATTAAATCCTGATGACACACAGTTTGGCATAGGCGCAAAAGAGTAATGACAGCGGTAGAAATTGCCGCTATCTGTGCCGCAATAACAACTGTATTTACTGGCTTTGCAATAGGACTTAGGTTCTTAGTCAAAGGCTGGTTAAATGAACTTAGACCCAATGGGGGATCAAGTATCAAAGATCAAATCAATCGCTTAGAGCGGCGTGTTGATGACCTATTTGTCCTACTATCAAGAGACAATTAAAACATGGCAGCCAAAAAGAAACCAGTACGCAGACGTAAATCAGTAGCTCGTCGTGAGACTACTGAATTAGACATGCACGCCATTGCGCTAAATGAATGGTACTTATCATTGCGTAGAGCTGGTTTCACCGTCGAAGTAGCAATGGGAATGATGGACAAGGCTTACTTACCTGACTGGTTAATACCTCAGATAGCCGATACCGACATCACACCGTTCTATGATGACGACGAGGACGAGGACTAACCTATTAAGCGCATTGCGTTCATAAGTGATCTGCAAGCCCCGTACATAAATGAAGTAGCAGTAAAGACAGTTGGTCGTTTTCTAGCCAAATGGAATCCACACCAAACAATCTGTGTGGGTGATGAGATAGACATGCCTCAGTTAGGCAGCTTTAATGCCAATACCATTGACGAAATGGTTGGCAATCTAGATGAGGACAGAGTATTTACCCAAGAGGTATTAACTTACTTGGGAGTAACCGACATAGTGGGTAGCAATCATGGAATCAGACTATACAGATCAATCAAGAAAAGACTGCCAAGTTTTCTTAACTTACCCGAACTCAAGTATGAGCGTTTTATGGGATATGACAAGCTCAACATCAAGTTTCACCCATACGGATTTGACTGGGCAAAAGGTTGGCATGTCACTCATGGCGACGCTTTCCCTATGTCTAACAATGCTGGGCAGACAGCCTTAAACGGCGCACGCCGCATAGGTAAAAATGTTGTCTGTGGTCACACTCATAGGTTAGGTCACATGTCCTACTCAGAAGCCCACAATGGGCGTTTAGGGCGTGTATTACAGGGTGTAGAGGTAGGCAACCTAGTTGACCTGTCTAGTAGCGGTATGAGCTATACAAGGGGCTATGCCAACTGGCAGACGGGATTCGCTGTTGCTTATGTCGACGCCAATCGTGTGACCGTAGTCACAATTCCTATTAACCATGACGGTAGTTTTATCTTTGAGGGTAAGGTCTATGGGAAAAGAGCATAGTCGTACCATTGATGACCATATTGACGACTTTGACGCAATAGGGGTTTTGTAACAAAAGCGTTATAGGACACGCATGTCAGTTCCTACACTTACCATGATTACAAGCGCATACTACTGTCGTACCCAAATAACGGATTTGGGACAGGAAAGGAAATCATGTCTACATACATAACGATTAGCATATTGCTATACACAGCTGGTATTGCCTATTGTGCATACTACATTGGCTTTGATAGAGGCTTTATCATTGGCAAACAGCGTGGTTGGGTCAACGGTTATGCTTCAGCCAAGGCAGTCAAACGAGCTGCACAAGATGAGGTATTTGACTATGAAAAAAACTAATGAGTGGCTCACCGATATTAACGACACACTTACTGCAAGAGGTGCAATCTATGGTTCAGCAGCTACAAACCATAGACGAATCAGCGAGTTATGGTCAGGTTACTTGGACACTTACATTAGTCCTGAACAAGCAGCCATGTGTATGCTGCTCGTCAAAGTCTCTCGTCTCAGCGAAAGTAGCCAACATGACGATTCACTCAAAGACCTTGTCGGGTACGCCTGTGTGTATAGAAAGATCATTGCAGAGTTAAATGATAATTCTGAACAGGACAAAGAACTATTGTGATTACTGTAAAAATCGCTATGGCGCAACTAGTCTCAAAGGTCAGATCATGGCGATTTTCACGAGCATTAGCTCGAGCCGAAAGGCAACGGCTAAGTATCGGAATTATTGCAAAGCCTGTAGGGACGAGTGCGAGACTTGGACTAATGGCACAACTTGGACGCTTGAACAACAGCAAGCCTACGCACAAGGATTGGACGAAATAGACTATGGCACATTTTAATTTAGATCAGTACATGACAGCTGAGGAAAGAATAGAGCTGTTTGCAAAAGAAAACCCTGACTTTCGCATGAAGTCATTTCATGAACAAACAGACGGGTTTGTCTTTGTTGAGGTTAATCTCTATCGCACTTGGGCAGACCAAGAGCCTTGGGTGACTGGACTAGCTGGTGAATCATTGGCTACTCAGTTTGCTATTGAAAAGGCAGAAACCTCTGCTTATGCAAGAGCTATAACTAACACAGGTGACCCGAAGTATTCAACCATGAAGGACGGTACAAAAGCACCTAGGGCTAATAAAGGTGAAATGGAATCTATTAAACCTATGTATGGCAACGCAGGGTCAAAGTCTAGAGCTGTTGAAATGGCACTAAGGACTGATATTAAAAACAACCCATGGTCAGCACCTGAAGCAAAGGCTGAACCTAAACAATGGTCTGTAAATGAGGTTGCAGCTTCATTAAACGCAACTGTTATAGATCAAACTTATGAGTGCCAACATGGTGCAATGATTCGCAAAGAGGGAACTACCCAAGCAGGTAAGCCTTATTACGGGTTTGTATGTGTTGAAAAGCGTAAGGCAGATCAATGTGAACCTAAATGGGGCAGACTTACCGCTAATGGCAAGTGGTCGTTTGGCGAACAGGACAAATAAATGGGAGACATGGAGTTAATTTACCCTGACGGTCTTAAAGTTACATTGACAGATGACGGTGCTATGGCTGAGATCGTTAGCTTGTCAGAGTGCTGTGAACTATGTAATGACCCACGCATGATACATGAGGGTGACCTTTACAAATGTTACAGCTGTGGAGTTATCAATCATGTCAATTTTGGACATGGTAAAAATGAAAGCATTATAAAAAAGGATAAATGACATTGAACAAGGCGTTAAAGGGACTTCAAGTATTTCACCCAAGGCTGTTCATTATGGTCTCCAACCTAGACAGACCTGCGCCTTTGTTCGTTAAATTATGATTGAGGCAATACAAATGAAGTGCAATAAATGTGGAAAAGCCACAGTATTCGAGATAGAACAAGGGTGGGACATACCACCCGAGGTAGTAGTAGCCAAGTGCCAAAGGTGCGAGAATAAGGGTGTGAGAGTGGTAACCGACTTTATGAAAGAGCCAGTCCGCTGTACTAAATGCGGTGCATGGAAAATGGAAGGTTTAAGCTGCTCAATATGCGCAAAGATCAATGTCCCGAGTGCCTAGGGTATAACACACAAACAACACAATATAACAAAGACTACCTGCACCTATGTTGTGCCTGTGGTCATGAGTGGAGTGAGGGTTATGGGTAAAAGAAACTGTGGTGTAAATCACATTAAAGATCGTCTCACTATTCGAGACGGTATGCTTAACAGATTTGACAAGGGCGGTACGCTACATGCCTGTGGCAGGCTCTCAAAGCCTGAACACGAGCCCCGTAGGGGATTGCTCGTGAGTTCATGGGCAGTAGCTGTTGGGATACTGGTATGTCTAATAGCATTAGAGACTACTGCCATAGAGATTGATAAAGCACAAGCTTTAACTACAAAGCCCGTTATTACAGTTACACCTAAACAATATGCAAAAGCAGCACTAAATGACAATAAGCAATACACATGCATAGTAGAGCTATACACAAAGGAATCTAACTGGAGACCTGAAGCACGCAATGGTTCACACTATGGGATACCTCAAATGCGTAATGAGATTATGTTAAGTAAGAATCCATTACAACAAGTAGCATTAGGTATTAAGTACATAGAGCATAGATACGGTACTACTACACATGGCGTACCTAACGCATGTAAAGCATTAC